ATCTACTTCAGCCCCATAAAATATATTGAATTAAAATTGGAAGAGTGTACTTTACAATATCAATATAAGCTCAAAAAACAAGAAGAAGATGACGAGCAACGCCTAATTAGAGAACAAATGAGAGAGGAGCAGAAAGCGAGACGTGAATATGAAAAAGCAATAGCGGATGCAGAAAAAGAGGAAAAAATGTATAACGCTTTGCTTGAAAAGGCTAAATTAGAATTGCAGTCAGCTAGTGCTGAAAAAATGGCGGCAGTAAAAGCGCAAATTGAGTTACTTGAGCAACAATTAGCAGAAGCTCAAAGTAAAGAAGAAAGGGCTAGAAGTCTTGCTGAGCAAACCAAGCGTGGATATATTTATGTAATTAGTAATATTGGGTCATTCGGGGAAAACGTATATAAAATTGGTTTGACTAGAAGATTAGATCCAATGGAAAGAGTGAGAGAATTAGGTGATGCAAGTGTGCCATTCTTCTTTGATGTGCATGCATTTATTTATTCTGAAGATGCTCCAGCCTTAGAAAGAGAGTTACATCGTCGATTCAATGATTGTAGAGTTAATGCTGTCAATTATAGAAGAGAATTTTTTAATGTTAATTTAGAAGATATTAGGCAAGTTATTATTGATATTACAGGTAGTGACGTTGATTTTCATATGACCGCTTTAGCAGAAGAATATTATGAAACACAGCGTATCCGTGGTACATATAAAAGTATTATTGAATAAAATATAGAGCCTGTTTACAAAGCAGGCTTTTTCTATTATTATCTTTCGCAAGGTGTCGCAACCTTAAATCAGAAGCGGAAATCCGCACCCGACAGCATAGCGGTTTTTTTATGCCTAAAATTCGTGATCTCTTTTCTCTCTTCCTACGAATTTTGACAACGCATACCTAAAATTCAATCTATGCCGAGAGGGCGGAGAATACAACACCCGAAAGGGGAATAATCCCGACCGACTTCTGACGGTTTGCGAACCTCTTGGCACCCTATATGGGTAAATCTTAATTTCGCAAAAAATCAGGAGCAGACTTATGTCTCAATCAACTCAACTCTCGACCTTCAATTTTGAATCAAATTCTATCCGCACTTTAGTAATCCATGATGAACCTTGGTTTGTTGCTAAGGATCTTTGTGATACTTTAGGAATTCAAAATTCACGTCAAGCACTTGCTAATTTAGATGAAGATGAAAGGGGTATGTTAAACATACACCATAGCAATTTAGCAGAATGTTTTGATAAAAGAGTTAACGAAATTGGCATTGTAAATGAAAGTGGAATGTACACTTTGATCTTACGTTGCCGTGATGCAGTGAAAAAAGGATCTATTCCTCATCGTTTTAGAAAATGGGTAACAGCAGAAGTTTTACCGCAGATCCGCAAAACAGGAAAATACGAACGTAAAACGACCACAGACGAAAGAACAGGATTAAGGCAAGCGGTAAGTGCTTTAGTGAGTAAGAAAGGATTAATTTATTCTGAGGCTTATTCACTCATTCATCAGCGTTTTAACGTTGAACACATTGACGAACTCACCCCGGAACAGATTGGAATGGCGGTGGAATATGTGCATAAAATTGCCCTTGAGGGGGAATGGATTACAGAAGAACCAAAATCTCACACGGTAGAAATTCCACACGCAGGGCGTTGGCTTGTTATTGTCGATAAATACGACCCACGCAGAAATCGCATTAAAGATATGTCGGGGTGTAACTTTGTAGATACTAAATTAGCCCGTCAATTACTTGGGGAAACGCACCAAATGGCAGATTTACTCTTGGAGCTTTCTAAGCGAATGAGATTAATTGACGGTTATTATGAAGATAACTTCAATACACCGTTAATGGAAACAAAAGCTAGAACGATTATTTAATTTAAAACGACCGCACTTTTTTTGAAAAAATACTTGAAAAGGGTACCCTTTAGGTTTATTATTTCCAGTATAGTGCGGTTTTTGCACATAAACAACGCACAAATGAATTTTAACAGTCCTGATTGGTTTTCAATTGGGGCTTTTTTGTTGGTGGTAGAAAATGGAAGAGAATAAACTTGTTCAACCTTTCGCATTTTTAGGGGTTGAAATTTGGTTAGATGAAAAAGATCGTTTAATGCTTTCTATTCCTAATTCTTCTCAAAAGCACTCAATCGAGCAATTTTCATTACCTATTCGCAATCAAACCGGAAAGTTGATTGGTAGCTTTATTTTTAAGAAACAGATTTCTGTAAAGACTCAAACGCTATTTTCAGCAGAGGAATGGCTTGATCCACATTCTCAAAGCCAAGATCAACCAATTTCGTTATTACCTGCTCTAGGGCTTTTCCGCTTAGATTCTTCAATGCAGAAAGTAGAGTAGATTTTTCTGAGGCAGGAATATTGGCAGATTGGATTTTACTTGCCAGTAACGCTTTCAGTGTATCTTCGTGAAATTTTACAGTGATAGTTCCTAAGATTGCAGATAAACCTCCGTCATCAAGTAGAAAATCGGCGCCTTTATTCGTTAAACGAGCGTTATAAAAATTTTCGACAGAAGCGCCCCCTAATGCGTATGTTATTGAAAATCCATCAACAAGTTGGTGTTCTTGCAAGTAGAATAAATTGGCAACAACATGTTCATAAGAGTGATTATTTAATCCCTCATATCCTTTTTCTCGTCCAATATAGTGAATTAATTGTTCGCCATTAGGATGTGGATAGGTTTCAGCAAGTTTCAGTAAGATTTCTTTTTGCAATGCACGATTTAGTTTCATTTTAAACCTCTGTTATTTTATTGTGTGGAAACTTTATCTTAACAGAACTTATAGCTCACCGTAAAAGGTGGGCTTTTTTATTGCCTCAAAAGTGAGGTGAGGTATGAAAAATGTTATGAAAGATGCAGGATTTCAAAGTTATGCGTGGAATGGATTAACGGGTTGGTTGGCGTGGTTGGGCGATCAACAGAATTTAATGTTAATCAGTTTGGCACTCGGGATTATTACCGCACTCGTCAATATGTATTCAAAATGCCAAGAGGGAAAGTTTAAACGCCGTCAAGAAGAACGGGCTGAGGCATTATTCCAACAAGAAATGCGATATAAGGAAGAATTGCACTTGGCGAAGATTCAGCAACTTAAGCGAGGATTAAGAAATGAGTAGATTAAAAATTGCCGGTGCAGCAGGTGGTGTGTTGGTATGTAGTGTCGCCGCCATTATCGGTATCGTGCAGACGGATCACCCTGATTTACGCATTAGTGAAAAGGGAATGGAGATTATTGGTAATGCGGAAGGTTGCCGCCGTGATCCGTATCAATGCCCGGCAGATGTTTTGACCGTTGGGATTGGTTCAACGGAAGTAAGCGGTGGATCTATCAATCCTAATAAACGTTACACGGACAAAGAGATTGCAGACCGTTGGGCGAATGACTTACGCATTGCCGAGCGTTGTGTGAATCAATATGCCAAGGGGCGTATCTTGCCACAAGGTGCCTTTGATGCGATGACTTCCATTGTCTTTAATGTGGGCTGTGGTGCAATGCGAAAATCAACGATGTTCCGCAAAGCCAATGCCGGTGACTATGTTGGCGCTTGTAATGAGTTTCCCAAATGGGTTTATGCCGGTGGTAAAAAATTGCGTGGGTTGGAAATTAGACGAGGGAAAGAGCGGCAGTTATGCCTAACGGGGTTGAAATGAGATATTTACCAAGTACCTGTTTATTTATTGCGGCAGGTTTTCTTGCTTTTCACAGTATTGGCGGTTGGGGTTGGTTTCTCTTTTTAGGACTACTTACATTCTAGGAGCCGAAATGTTAAACATCTTTACAGGCGCTATCACAAAATTATCTGTGCTGATGGCATTCGTTGCACTTACGGCAATATTGGGGTTAAGTGGTTGGGCTTGGCATCAATCTAATGTGATTGACGAACTAAAAGCCGAGAATCAAACACAAGCCCAAACTATCGCCAATCAAAGTGCGGTCATTTCTCAGCTTGAATCGACAGCCAAGGAAAATGAACGACTCACACTTGAGCTATCAAAGCAAGAAACCGAATCAAGGAATAAAGCCAATGACGTTATTAAATCTATCTCTGCGCAAGAGAAAAGCACTGATGCCTATAACAGCAATGCTCCTCGCTCTGTTATTGAGTTCTTGCGCCAGGAATGAATCAATCACAGCGGCTTGCCCTACACTCCCGGTAGCTTTTATCGCCCACTTAGACAAAACCCCATTTAGTGGTAGCACTTATGGTGATGTGACACAGTATGCTGTCATTCTCAAACGTGAGCGTGATATGTGCCTAAACCGAGTAGATAAAATTCGGGAGTGGCGAGTAGAACAAGCACAGAAATAAGAGAATGGTGTAAGAATGTCTTTTGAATATGGATTAAATTGGATTGGCAAAACATTGGCTAAAAATCAGATTGATGCCCCTTGTTCAATTTGTTTAGTTGAAGATAAAGCTCACAATGAGAAACCGGAGAATAAGGTCTCTGGCAATATTCTTATCGAGGGAGAAAGCCTAGAAATCTTAAAGCATTTGAAAAACACTTATGCCAATCGTGTGAAGATGATTTATATCGATCCGCCATATAACACCGGTAAAAAATTTTGTTATAACGATAAATTTACTTATACGCCTCAACAAATTGCTGATATGTATAACATTTCTTTGATTGAGGCTAAAAAATTAATAAAAACAGTCTCTAAGAGAGAATTAAGTCACTCTGCATGGCTCACTTTTATGTATCCTCGTCTTTATATTGCCCGTGAATTGCTAAGGGAAGATGGCGTAATTTTTATTTCTATTGACGATAACGAAGTGGCACAGTTGAAATTATTATGTGATGAAGTGTTTGGGGAGGAGAATTTTGTTGGGCAATTCGTTTGGAAAAGCCGCCAAAATAAAGACAATAGAAATACAACTGGGGCTTCAATTGATCATGAATATGTTGTGTGTTTTAGTAAAAACTTTCAATTTAAGGCATTGAGGGGGACAGAAAGAAATACATCGTTATATTCTAATCCAGACAATGATCCTCGAGGAGATTGGACGAGTGCGAATATGGTGGGCTTATTACCTGAAGATCAAAGACCGAATTGTCATTATGACTTAATAAATCCTAAAACAGGCATTAATTATGGAAAACCCAAATTAGGTTGGCGGTATGATCAGAACACAATGCAAAAACTCATTGAAGAAGAGCGTATTTTATGGGCAGAAAAACCAACAGGCAGACCTCGGAGAAAGGTTTTTTTAAATGAACTGAATGAAAAATACACCGGGTTTTCATCAATAATAGGGGCAAATATTTACACTAGAAATGGAACAAGTGAAATAGAAAGTTTATTTGAAAATAGAGTATTTGATTTTCCTAAATCGACAAACCTTCTTATTCAACTTTTTGAGCAATCTTTAACTTCAAAAGAAAATGATGTTGCATTAGATTTTTTTGGCGGCTCCGGTACCACCGCCCATGCTGTTATGCAACTGAACGCCGAAGACGGTGGCAATCGCCAATTTATTTTAGTGCAACTTCCTGAGAAAACGGATGAAAAATCCGAAGCCTTTAAGGCAGGCTTTAAAAATATCGCCGAAATTTCCAAAGAGCGTATTCGCCTTGCTGGAGCGGCAATTAGAAAATCTCATCCAAACAAAAAGATAGATACTGGCTTTAAGTCTTTCAAAGCCACAAGAACATAAACACAGAAATAACCTATAAGGATTAAACCTATGCCTAAGAAAAAAGACGAGGTGAAATCCACGTCTAAGGGGCGTGGTAGACCAACAAAATATAAATCCGAATATACCGCCCAAGTAGAAAAGTTATGTTTATTAGGTGCTACAGATAAAGATATTGCTGATTTTTTTGATGTTGATGAATCAACAATAAACCGATGGAAATTAGAGCATTCTGATTTTTGCGAGTCCATAAAAAAAGGGAAAATGCTAGCAGATGCAAATGTAGCTAACAGTCTTTATCAAAGGGCATTAGGCTATGAGGCTCCTGATATTGATATCCGAGTGATTGAAAATCAAATTGTTGAGACACCTCTAATTAAGCACTACCCGCCTGATCCAACATCCGCTATTTTTTGGCTCAAAAACAGGCAGCCTGATAAATGGCGTGATAAGCAAATTCAAGAGATTTCCGGTGTCGATGGTAGTGCAGTACAAATTGAAGTGAAAAAGGAAATCGATCTTTCGGTATATTCTGATGATGAACTTAGACTTCTTAGAGAGCTTAAGCATAAACAATCTAAACTTGGAACTGGCGAGGCGTAATCTATTTGATTTCACCCTTGAAACAAAACCTGATTTTGTTACAGGTTGGTTCAACGAAATCATTGCAAAAGAGCTTCAGCAGTTTTATCAGGATGTGATTGATGGCAAGCAACCACGATTAATGATATTTGCTCCGCCTCGTAGTGGTAAAAGTGAATTATTCAGTCGCCGCTTTCCTGCATGGGCCTTTGGTAAAAATCCCGATTTACAGATGATCGCCTGTTCTTATTCAGCAGACTTGGCAAGTCGTATGAACCGTGATGTTCAACGCATTATGGATGATGAAAAATATCACGATATATTTCCTCATTCTTCGTTAAATAACAAACGTATTACCGCCATTTCAGGGCAAGCATTAAGAAACAGCGAAATCTTTGAGATTATCGGACATAAAGGTGCTTATCGTTCTGCCGGTGTCGGCGGTGGTATTACCGGTATGGGGGCAGACATTGCTATCATTGATGACCCAGTGAAAGATGCGAAAGAGGCGAATTCTCAAACTGTGCGTGATGGTATATGGGATTGGTATACAACAACGCTTTATACTCGATTGTCACCTAAAAGCGGTGTGCTACTTGGAATGACAAGATGGCACGAAGATGATTTAGCCGGTCGCTTACTGCAAGAGATGGAAAATGGCGGCGATCAATGGCGAGTGGTTTCATTTCCTGCGATTGCAGAGCAAGACGAGGAATTTCGTAAAGAGGGTGAGGCATTACACCCGGAACGTTTTGACTTGGAACGATTAGAGAAGATAAAAGGCGCAGTAGATACACATACTTGGAACGCACTTTATCAACAAAGACCGAGTTCAAAAGGTGGGGGGATCATTAAGGGAGAATGGTTTAAATACTATTCACAACTTCCACCTGACATTAAATTTAAGTCGATTTATGCCGATACAGCCCAAAAGACAAAAGAGCATAATGACTACACTGTTTTTATTGTTGCGGGTAAATCAAGTGATAACAGAGTTTATATACTCGATCTTATTCGTGGTAAATGGGAAGCACCGGAACTTGAAAAAACGCTTTATCAAACATGGAACAAACATTATGCAGATCGCACCAGTGGACGTTTAACGAAAGTCAATATTGAAGATAAGGCAAGTGGCACATCATTAATTCAAAAATTGACACGCGATGGACACATTCCCGTAAGCCCTGTTCAGGTGGATAGAGATAAATATACACGTGTGCTTGGTGTGCAAGGATATATTGAAAGCGGGTATGTTGTTCTTCCCGAAAATGCGCCTTGGGTGCGGGATTTTATCGCAGAATATGAAGCCTTTACAGCAACAGACAGCCACAGACATGATGACCAAGTGGATGCGTTAGTGATGGCTATAAATGATTTATTGGCGGGCGAAGATGTGCTTTCACGTTTTATGAATTTAGGACAGTAAGATGAATTTTAATCAAGACGGTTATACTGATGCATTAGGGCTTAACCAATTTCAAAAAACACAAGGGAAATCAACCGCACTTTTAGATTTAACGCTTTACGAATTGGGTGGATTGGCGGCCCGTATTGTGGATATGCCGGCAGATGCGGCAATTTCTCGTAGTCTTCATATCGAAGGTGACGAAGAATCAGTTATTTTTGCTGAACTGGAGCGTTTATCAGTATTGCCTGCTCTTGCTGATATGGTGCGTTGGTCTCGTTTATTTGGTGGGGCGGTGTTGGTGTTGCTTACGGACGATGGTGGGCGACTTAATGAGCCTTTGAATGTAAACCGAATGCAACGCATCAATGAAATTCGAGTATTTGATTTAACGCAAATTCAGCCGACAGAAAAACGTTATTTAGATCCAACGCAAACTAACTACGGTCGCTTTGAAACGTATCGCATTAATATTGGTGCGGTAAGTGGTCAGTTAGATAATCAAGTAGAGGTTCACGAAACCCGCCTCTTGTTTATGGGGGGCGATCCGTTGCCGGAGCGATTAAAAAATGGCGTTCATTGGATTGGACGTAGTGTGACAAAAACCGTCTTTGGAAAAATACGTCAGTATCAAAATGCGTTAGCTTGGTCTGCATTAATCTTACAGCGTAAACAACAGGCTATTCATAAGATGAAAGGCTTGGCCCAAGCGATTGATCACGGATTAGAAAGCCAAGTGCGTGAGCGGATTAATCTTGTGGAACGAGCCCGCAGTATGCTTAATGGCGTAGCGGTGGATAGTGAAGATGATTACACCATTTCTCAGTCGGATTTGGGCGGTGTAGTCGATGTATTGGATGAATTTAAAGTGGCGATTTCTGCGGATTGTCACATCCCAGTGGCTATTTTGTTCGGGCAGTCAGCAAAAGGAATGAATGCGACAGGCGAGAATGATTTAGAAAGCTACTATGATTTAATTGAAGGCATTCAACAACACAAAATGAAACCGGTGTTGGAACAACTGATTGAATTGGTTCTTAGACAAAAACATGTTCAGTTTTTTGAAGATTGGGAAATTCAATTCCCTTCATTAAACACACCAAGCGACAAAGAACAAGCTGAAACCCGTAAAGCCAATGCGGATGCTGCAAAAGCGGAAAGCGCTCGATTAATTGAATTGGTAGATGCGGGAGTATTGTCTGCTGAAGAAGTTCGAACCCAAGTAGCGGAAGAATTTGATATTTCGCCCAATAAAATGCCTGAGATAGATGATGAAACCATTAACGACTATCAAAACTCGAAGAAAGCAAAAGATTTGGCTGTTTCCGCACGCAATTGAGCGTGAATATATCAAAGCTTTAAATGGGGTGGCGAAGAAAATCAGCCAGACTGCACGGCAAAAAGTTGATGAAATTCGCCCTCGTTTGGAAGCTAATTTGCGTCAAGATGGCATATTAGATTGGCTTTTATGGTGGCTGGATGAACTGGAAGGTCTATTATTAAATTCAATTGATGAGATTGATTTACAAAACCTCATTCATCATTATTTTACACAGACAGACGAGTTCAATAAAAAGCAATTCCATAAGGTACTAAAGTCGGCATACCGGGTGAATATTTTTGTTTCTGAACCTTGGCTTGATGAGCCATTAACCCTCGCAGAAATTGCCAATATTGACTTGATTAAGAACATCCCTCGTGATTTACATGATAGATTGCGTGGTCGCTTTATTCGAGCTGTGAGAAATGGTGAACGTTGGGAAAGTGTAAAGGCTGATTTGGAAAAGCTGTTTAATTTGCCAAAAAAACGGGCGACATTGATTGCCCGAGATCAAATCGGCAAACTCAACGGACAATTAACCCGACTTCGCCAAGAAAATATCGGGGTAAAAAGCTATATTTGGCGTGGAATGTTGGACGAGCGTGAGCGTGAACGCCATGTTGAACGAGAGGGAAAGCAATTTCATTGGGATGAAGCCCCCGAAGATGGACACCCAAGTGAGCCGATTTTATGCCGTTGCTATGCCGAAGCTGTATTACCGGATTTTGACGAGTTGCAAGGTGTGATTTATGCGGATAAGCCAGTAGAGGTATTACCGCCTGAATTAAAAGAAATCCGAGCAAAAAATTTAGGTAAGCGTTTTGAAGGGAAAATTAATCGGATTTATCATCATTTTACTAATGCTGGCATTGGAATTAGCTCACATGGCTTAGTAAGATTGGCTGGAAGATTAGATCAGAGTATTTTTAGTATTGACGACATAATTGAGTGGGTTAAAAATACATCGCCAAATTATATTGATTCCCGGAATGGGCGTTTGATAAGATTTTCTAAAGAAAAAGGAATGGCTATTATTCAATCCCCAAAAGATGGTAAAATAATCACATTTGAAACACTTAAAGAAGCGAGTAAATCTTGGATCAAAAAATAAAATCTTTTGTTATGGCACTGGAGCTATTTACGAAAGAAGCTGACTTAATGAAAGTGGTTGCGCTATTTCCTGAAGATATGAATAAGCGCAAGGTGTTTTATTTCAAGGAAATGTTTATTACGCCTGAAAATCATTTGTTCTACATTGTTACCTCGTTATTTATTGATTGGGCAGCAGAATTTAGCGGGCAGTGTGATGATAAAACCTCGATATTTTTAGATGAAATTAAAGATATTTTTGAGTTTATTGATACAGACATTTCTTTAGCTGAACAACAAAAAGTGATTGATGAAGTGAAAGTATGTTTGGGATCATTATCAATTCCCGTAAGACACCTGACGAAGTCAGAAATACAATCATTGCGAGAAAGCAAACGTGAGGCTTATTATAAAATGATGGCGATGAATTAACCCTACCTATAAAAACAAACCCCGAAGTGTTAGCAGCACATCGGGGTTTTCTTTTACCCATTGAAACGGAATGAGTAATTAATTATGGACATTATAGAAACAATTCTACCAATATTCAAGGAGCTTATTATGTTATACGGTTTATGGGAAACCACTATCGCACTGACCTTGGCTGGCGTTTTTTTGGTGTTGGCTTGGCGATTGCCAAACATCTTATCTGTGATTAAAGATTGGAAAAAATAATTAATTAAAAAAGAAAAAGCCGAACTCAAGCAGGAATTTGCTCAAATTCGGCAAATGGAGTTGTTTTTGGAACTTTAAAGATATTCTATAAGAAGAAAAACAAAAACATTTCTTCTTTTTCTAATTCATTATTGAATGTCTGATGAAAATCTCGTTTCCATTCATCTAAAACTTCTTCAGGAGCATATAAGCTAAAATGGTAGTGATTATAAAATTTCTCATGATAATAACCGAGTGCAATTTTATATTCACCTTTGCTCATTGATGTAGGCTGTGATACATCATCCATTTCCCAGCCTGAAACTTGAGAAAGTTTATTGATGATGAATGGAATATAATCATCGTTTTCAACCTTTACAATAACTCGGCAATCAATATGAGGGCTATCGCTCATATTCAATACACGAGAAATAATTTGGTTTTGTGGTAAATTATTCTTATGTCCGGTATTCTCAATTTTTTTTATGGTTTCGAGTGAAAGTTTGTATGTTTTGGCTTTTACACCACGTCTTTCATCACTCAGTGCTTTTAATTCATTGATTGACTTTTTCATTTAAATTCTCCATAATTTGAAGAACTGGGGGACTGGTACTCCCCCAGTAAGTTATCGGATTAGTAAGCTGGCAGAGACCAGAGTAATAAAACGATAACTAGGATAATACGAACAAACATATCATTATCCTCTTCGTTGTAAGGTTTAAGCCTTACACTCACTTTCAAGATTGCCCCTTGAAAGTGAGTTTATTATAATTCGGTACACCGAAATTGTCAATAGTTCTTTTAAAAAAGCTCACAAGTTTTTGTGAGCTTTTTTGATATTTGACAATCAATCAATTTTCAAATAGTATTTATCTCAAGGTCTCAAAAGCCTTATGACAAACGGTAATTCACCCCGTCAGTGTGATTTTTTTGTATCCGAAATTTGTGATCTCTTTTCTCTTTCCACAGTTTTGATACAAAAACAACAATCTAAATCAATGATCGACAGTGCGAGGAATACAATACCGAAAGGGAATAACTCCGCTGGATTTTGTCACCAGTTTTGAGCTGTCGATCGCCCTAATCTTAGGGATTTCTCTCAAAAGGAAATGACAATGACAAATTTAACCATCTTCAATTTTGAAAACACTCCTGTTCAAACTATCGTTGAAAATAACGAAATCTTCTTTAGAGCCGCTCAATTAGCGGAACTTTTAGAATATAAAAATCCGCATGATGCATTGAGAAAACACGTTGATCCTGACGACCTCGCAAAACGCGAGATCGTGAATATAGCTAATAAACGTGCTCAAGTTTTATTTGTTAATGAAAGCGGAATGTATTCATTAATTCTTGGCTCTAAATTAGAGAGTGCGAAAAGAGTAAAACGTTGGGTAACATCTGAAGTATTACCACAAATCCGCAAGACTGGGAAATATCAAGTTCAGAAACAACTTTCTTTACCTGAACCGGAAAAAAGATTTACTTTTGAATTTACCGAGTATGAGCTTGAACAGCTTGTTTGGCTATTGGTGCGGACACCGCCAAATGAACACACTTTTAGGCGATATGATCGATCCTTTAGATGCTATCGGCTCACGCTTTACCGGCATAGTCATCAGCCATCACCACGAATATCAACGGCAGTACAAAGCCACGCTCCCAACCATTCAGCGATTGATTGCCCCGTTTAAGCAATCAGATCGCTTGAATTGGACACGGGCAATTAATTTGATTAAACAATAAAATTTAACTAAAAAAACAAGCCCCGAGTGCTGGAACACTTGGGGCTTTTTCATTCCAATTAAACCATACTTAAAAGGAATAAATTTTGAATGGATTTTAACATATTTAATGAGGTACGCAAAATGCTAGAAATCATTGATAAGTCTGATAAAGCGCGGAAATTTGCTTATTGCGTAGTAATTTTAGCCTTTATTTTTGGCATGGTATGGGCATTACCTAATTTGATCACTGCCATTAAATGGTGGTAAAAATAACCGCACTTTCAAGGAGTAAACAATGGTTATGCGATACGATCGCCTTGCACTGCAAGCGAGGCGTGATGACAATGGATTTATTTATGATACCCCTGTTCTAACAAGAACGGGGGTTTTTGTTTATGTGTTGCCGGACGGTTCAAAACGGCGTGAATATCGTCCGCCTGATGAGGTATTTAAAGCGGACAGTTTGCGTGCCTACAAGGGGATACCTATTACAGATGAGCATCATGGCAAAGTCACTAAAGCGAATGCGCATTTAGTGATCGGTTCAGTGTTATCTGAAGGGCGACAAGACGGCAATAATCTCACCGCAGAAGTTGTGATCCACAATACCCAAGCGGTGGATTTAGGCAAAAAAGAATTATCGGTAGGCTATTCAGTGGAACTGGAAGAAAAAAGCGGTATCACTGAAGATGGCGAGGCTTATGATTGCATTCAGCGTAACATTAAGCCGAATCATTTAGCTATCGTAACACGGGGCAGAGCCGGTACGGCAAAGCTTAATTTAGATGCGGCAGATGCCGTGGAATATCGAGAAGATGGAGCAAGTCAAATGACTGAGAAAAATCAAAACTTATCCCAAATTCGCTTAGATAGTGGCATTGAATATCCTGCCGCACCGGAAGTGATTGTGGAGTTCAATAAACTTAAACAAGACTGTGCAACAGCAAAGACGGAAAAGGATAAAGAAGCCGCCCGAGCTGATGCTTTACAAGCGAAAGTGAATGAGTTGGAAAAGACACAGGAGCAGTTAAAGCAAGACGCTTACAATCAGGCGAAAGCACGCATTAAGCTTGAAGAAACCGCAAAATCACATAAAGTCGAGGTGAAAGCCGATAGCACTGATCGCCAGTTACAAGAGGCGGTGATTTCTGCTATTCGTCAAGACGGTGCTGATTTATCGCAAAAATCTGATGCATATATTGAAGCGGCATTTGATATGGCTTGCGCGGAAGCAAAGGCTCGTGAAGATAGTGCGGGCGCACAACGTGCAGCATTAACACCTACACAAAATCAAAATGCGACCTTTAATCAAGATGGTACGCCAAAATTAACCGGTCGTGCGGCAATGTTGGCCTCACGCAATCAATAGGAGAATAAACATGAGTCAAGTTTATGACAACCATTTACCGTCAGCATTTGCCGGTATGAAAGCAGATGCACGTTATGATTTGGTGGAAAGTTTTGCCGCTGAAAATGATATTCTTTTTGGTGCGATTGTAACTAAAGGAACAAGTGCTACACAGGTAAAATTGGGTGGTGAAAAACCGTTAGGCATTGCATTACATTCTCACGCCATTGTCGGTAACTATGTGCAATTTGATAGCGTATCCGTGTTGCGACAAGGTGCCGCGTGGTGTGTTGTTAAAGAAGGTGCAACGATCACAGCGGGAGAGGCAGTGAAATTCGATCCGGCAACCGGTCAAGTGTCTAATGCAGGAACGGAACTACCGAATGCTACCTTTAAAACCGATGCAGTGGATTGCGGTAAATTCGGTAAATTAGCGATTGTTGAGATTCTTTAATCAAAACGATTGAGATATTAACCGCACTTTTGATTAGCTCCGATAAATCGGGGCTTTTTTTATAAGGAAAAAACAATGGAAAAGAATCAAATTGAACTTAGCGAAATTAATAAATGCTTAAATGCTGCCGGCATCTTTAATCAGGATGCAGGATTATTTACCGCACGTCAATTAGAGGTGGTTCGCAACAAAATTTATGAAGAAAAATTGCCGGCAATGAACGGTTTGGCTTTAGTGCCGATTTCTCATGAAGCGCCGGAATGGGCGGAAACCTTGACTGAAAAAACCTTTGATATGGTTGGCATGGCGAAAATCATTGCGAATTATGCTGATGACTTACCTCGTGCTGATGTAGCGATGAGCGAACGTGCTATCAAGGTAAAAGGTTTAGGTGTGGCGTATGGCTATAACTTGCAAGAGTTGAAAGCGGCTGCTGCCAACCAAACCGACTTACCGAGCGCAAAAGCACGTGCGGCTCGTCGTGCGGTGGAAGTAAAAATGAACACTATTGCTTTATTGGGCGATAAGGAATATGGCTTAAATGGCTTTATTAATCACCCGAATTTAGGTGAAACCACGCTCACCGGTGGTTGGAAAACCGCTACGGCAGAAAGCGTATTGGCTGATTTGGATAATCTCCATGACACCGTGATTTTACAATCAAAAGGTGTTCACAAGCCGACACACTTATTGCTTTCCTTAACCGACTACCAAACGCTGTCCAGTAAATATATGGATACAGCGGATAAGCTCGATGTGCTTTCTTTCTTTAAGAAAAAACACCCGAATTTAACCATTGAGGGGATTTGGGAGTTAGAGAAAGCCGGCACAGACGGTAAAAATATCGCCATTTGTTATGAGAAAAATCTTGATAACTTGAGCCTTGAAGTGCCGCAAGATTTTACTCAGTTACCGGCACAAGAGCGCAACCTTGAATTGGTGGTGAACTGTATTGCTCGTGTAGGTGGCGTGTTCTTGCGCTATCCGTTATCGGCCACAAAAGCGGAGATTGCCTAATGTTAGTGAAAAACATTGAGCCACGTTTAATTCGTGTGGGCGGTGAATTTATCGCCCCAAATCAAACTGTGGATGTTGCGGATGATGCCGTAGGGCTTTCCGGATTGCTTGATCGTGGTGCGTTGGTTCAAATTGAATCAGAAACCACAAAAGAGCAAAAAAACGCAAAGACGAAAAAACAGGAGTCTTAAATGGTTACCACGTTACTAAACCTTTTTTATCCTGCTACAAAAAATATGGATGATGAATCAGTCGATAATGCTATTCAGTTGGCTGAAAACTATCGTCCTGAATGTTTGAAAGGTGATAAACAAGATGAGGCGGTAGCGTGGTATGCCGCTTATTTATTGGCTCAATCCGTAGAGAGTAGTGTCAATCCATTAGGCTTAAAACGGGAGCGTGAGGGAGATTTGGAGCGAGAATTTGGCTCAACCTCAAGCGGTGGCAATGCGGCAAAATTTATTGCTAATTACGAACGATTGGCAGAGGTTTGTCGGCGTGTTGGTGCGATTACGGTGGGCGGCTATGGCAACGGTTGTTAATGTCAAGATTAAAGATTTGGGATTGGCTGATGAAATCAAGTTTGCTCAAGAGTTAGATGGTGCTCAAATAAAAATCGGCATTCAGGCAGATGAAAAGGGTGAGTATGAAAATGGAGCAAGTGTACTTGATGTTGCTGCTTGGAATGAATTTGGAACGAATAAAATTCCATCTCGCCCTTTCATTCGTCAATGTTTTTCTGACAATCTACCGGCGTTAGAGAAAGGCTTGCGTATTGTGGCTGTTAAAGTCCTAAATGGTGAAGAACCTAAAATAGCCCTGTCTCAATTGGGGCAATGGTATCAAGACAAACAGAAAGAATGTCTGTTACATTTCCCCTGGAAGCCTAATGCTGCCTCAACGGTAAAAGCTAAAGGCAGTAGTAAACCTTTAGTTGACACCTCGCAATTAGTCAATTCGATCCGTTATAAGGTGGAGACCAATGCAAAGTAGTTTTCGCAAACCCTATCAGGTGACGGAACGCTCGCAGGGGCGTTATGAGAAAGGGAAGTGGATTGATGGTGAAGAAATCTCTCGTATGATTTTAGCCAGTGTTCAGCCGCTTAATCAAACGGAAATGGATAAACTTGTTGCCGCAATGCAGGGACGACATATTCAATCGGCAGTCAAGGTTTATACCAATGAAAAACTGACGGTCGCAGGGGAAAATGAACATAACGGCACGATCATTTTATTTGATGAGGAGCGTTATGAAATTGTAGCCCGAGCCTCTTATCAAAGCGATGTAATCAATCATTACCGTTATATGGCGAGGAGAGTGAAATAGATGTTAGATATCCTCTATGATTTGCTTTCCCCCCTTTCGGAACACCCTTTTATCCGAGCTTATGAAAACGGCAGACAACCCAGTTTGCCATTTTTTACGTTTGATGTCCGTTTTGAAAAAACGCCCAATCATTACTTACAAAGTGCGGTAGATAATGAGGGAAATCAACGCACTAAAACCCACATTGATGGTGTGCTTGAGATTAATTATTTCGGCGCTGAAAGCCTTAGTGCTATTCGGTCACTCTGCATGAAATTAAGCACCTATCATCAAAAAGAACGCTTTGATTTGCAAGGTGTGGCAATCGTTCGGATTGGACAAATCACTCATTTAGCTTTCCTTGATGAGCTGAAGCAGTATCAAGATCGGGCGATGGTCGAGATTGAGATCCGCTATACCGCTGAAATTGAATCCCTTGTTGGATTGATTGAACAGGTTGAAATCCAAGATGAAGATGGAATTTTGCCTGAAAAACGTTTGAAAATCCGACCGCACTTTAACCAATACAGGAGAAGAAAATAATGGCGAAAATAGATCGCTTGGTCAATGTAAACATTGATCTAAATTCAACGGCAATTGTCGGCAAATCCTTTAGCGATATGTTGATTTTAGGTGAACATACGCTAAATACTCAAACTCGCATTTTGGTTGTGACTGATCCGAATGAATTATTGGATTTAGGGTTAGAATCAACAAATCCGCTTTATTTAGCGGTTCAAGCGGCGTTTGCGCAAGGAACGCATATCGCTCAAGTGTTTATCGGACGTAAAGACAGTGAAGAAACGGTAACGGATGCGCTCGCTGCCATTGCCAAAGAAAACAATGATTGGTATGGACTTGCCTTTGCATCACGTGAAAGTGCGGACGTACTACTTGTTGCGGCTTGGGCGGAGGCGAACGGTAAATTATTTGTCACGGCAAGCAGTGATGAAAACATTATTAACGCAGGGCAAACCGATGATTTAGCTTCTCAATTAGAGAAAAAACAGTTCTACCGCACGGCTTGTATTTATTCTCATAAAGCCGATGAAGAATATCCTGAAGTTGCTCTGATGAGTTATGCCTTTACGTTTTATCCCGGTGCGGAAACGTGGAATTTGAAAAAACTTGCCGGCGTGTCTTATTCGTCATTGGCGGAGGGAGAATATATCGCCGCATCGAAAAAGAACGCCACAACCTTTGAAAAATTCAACGGTTCTTTTGCAGTAACTCAAGGCGGCAAAGTGGCGGGGGGTGAATGGATTGATGTAATTCGTTTCCGTGATTGGTTGGTGCAAGAAGTCCAAATCAATGTGACATCGCTGTTGATTAATAGCTATGGCAAGTTGCCTTATACGGATCAGGGGATTGAAATGGTGGGGAAAGCCATTCGACAAGCCCTTGATTTAGGCGTGGTGCGTGGAGGAATTGCCCCGGTAGAATTAGATGACGATAACAAGGAAATCCCAAGTTATGTTATCACTCTACCTCGCAGTGCCAATATTTCTGCGAATAACAAAGCGAAACGATTACTTCAAGATGTGAAGTTTTCGGCAAGGCTTGCCGGTGCAATTCATCTGGTGGAAATTAAAGGGAATTTATCTTATAGCCTCTAAAATTATTAGTCGCCAAAGGGCGGTTATTTTTTTAGATAAATTAAAACCCCGAAAGTTTGCCGCTTTCGGGGTTTTGTATTCCAATTAAACCATACTTAAAAGGAATGACGTGATTAAGTATAACCCAAAATATCAAATAAAGGTAGGTGGAAAAATGAGTGAAAAAGATGCAGATGTTGCCGGCAAAATGTTAGCTATTGCAGCGATTATTGCCGCGCTGGGTTTTGCCATTGGTGCTGCCGGTTTCGGATTAAGTTTTATTTTATAGGAGAAAAAAATGTCAGCATTATCAACTTATGCACCGGATAAAGTTACGGTGTTAATTGGTGCGCATATTGCCAGTGGCTTTGCTGATGGCACATTTATTGATATTGAAGAAATTAGTGATGGTGTTCAATCTGTTGCCGGTGCAGACGGGGAAGTCGCCCGAGCAATGAGTGCCGATCCTCGTAAAAAAATCACTTTTACAGTGTTACAGACCAGTGATACGAACGATGTATTAAGTGGATTGTATAAAGCCGATCAGATTAGCAAAAATGCGACTTTCTCGATCGCTGTTAAAGACTTGCGGGGTAATACCACATTTGCCGCTTCTACGGCGTGGATTGTGAAGTCAGCCAAAATTGAGTTTGGTAAAGAGGTGGGTTCTCGTGAATGGACGATTGAAACCGCTAATGGTGTCATGTTTGTTGGGGGAAATGACTAATGCGTAATGAAATTCAAATTGGCGAAAGTACCTTTTTTGTTCAGAAATTTTCTGCAATGGAGCAGTTGCGTATTTTTGGTGATCTGCAGAAAACGCTCGTCCCTTCGTTAGCAAAATTATTTACCGGTGCGCAGCCACAATCCAAAACGGAAAAAACGGCAGAAAAAACAGTGGAAAATACCGATGGTTTCGCCGAAGGTTTGCAACAATTATCCCAAGAGCTTGATGGTACATCACTTATCAAATTAGCGGAAATGCTGATTAAACCCGAATTAGTAGCGGTGCAACGGGATGATTTGAACAACGGCAATGATATGAAACTCTCCCGTGCAAAATTTGATGAAGTCTTTGCGGATATGAGTGAGATCGTGGAGTTGGTAATTTTCATTTTACGGTTGAATTTTGAATCTTTTTTCACGAAATATCTTGCCCGTCTTGGTGCGGTGCTGAAAAGCAATCAGGATTAACGATTGGGCGATATAGCGAAAGGGCGTTGCGTGAGATGATTGCGTGGCGCCCTTTGCTATTGGGCAAGATTACGCTCACAGAGCTCCATACTGCAGGGCTAACGGATATGGGCGAATTACTCAAATTAAACCGATTACTTGATGCCATTGATGCGCAGCAAGCAAAAGAGATGGAGACTAAGCGATGAATGTGGTTCGTGAATTAGTAACGAAATTGCGCTATCAGGTGGATAATTCCAAGCTCAAAGCCTATATGACGGAAACTCAAACCGGGGCGAGAACGCTTAGGGATAAATTTCGGGCGGCTTTTAGTGGGGTTCGAAGTGATATCCAACAAATGGCATTAGATTTTGATAAAGCGAAAAATAAATTTCTCTCTTTGCGGACTATGGTCGCCGGTTATTTTGCCATGGCTGCAGGTGGCAGTATGATGAAAGTGGCGGATGATTGGGCTTCTGTTGATGCAAGGGTGAAATTAGCCACCAAATCCGCCCAAGATCACAAACACGCTTTAGAAGAAATCTTTGCACTTTCCCAACGTTCCGGGCAGGATTATTTAGCCTCTGCAGACTTATTCTCAAAAGTAAGCCGCAGTGCTGATGATTTAGGCTTGGGGCTTGATGATACGCTCAATTTAACGGAGATCATCGGTCAGACAATGACCATTGGCGGTACCAGTAAAAGTGCGCAAGAGGCGGCGTTAATGCAGTTTGGGCAAGCATTAGGTTCAGGGGCTTTGCGAGGGGATGAGCTTAATTCCATTCTTGAACAAGCGCCAAGATTAGCTCAAGCGATTGCCGATAGCTTTAATGTGCCGGTGGGAAGCCTAAAAGATTTAGGCGAAAAAGGAAAACTGACCTCAAAAGAATTAGCGCAAGGTTTATTAAAACAAGCCGATAAGATTAAAAAAGAATTTGATCTGATGCCTAAAACCTTTGGGCGGGGCATGGTGATCTTACGCAATGAGTTTAATCGCCTAGTTAGCTATGCCATTAATAAAGTCGGCAACCTCGGCGAGGCTTTTTACAATGTCGCCGAATGGATCGTAAACAATATCCGATTAGTAGGAATTTTAGCTTTATCCGCCATTGGTGGGAAATTAATGCTTTCTTTGCGTGGAGTGAAAATATCCCTGTAACAAATCACCCTTCAAGCCATTCGGGCTGCAGCGCCATTTTTAGCAATATCAGCGGTGTTAGCCGGTATTGGGTTAATTCTGGAAGATATTTACGTTTGGCAAGCCGGTGGCATTTCGGTGATGGGCGCATTGGTGGGGCGATACGGTAAATGGGCGGTGAAGATTGATCAAATAAAGGTATTAGCCTTGCGGCTTTGGGTGTATATAAGAGAGATTTTACACGAACTCACCCGATGGATGAAAATCGATATTGATTTTGACAGTTGGCAAGGTTTCGCCACAACCACCTTGCAATATATTCTCGATGGTGTACATAGTCTGGTGAGTCTGTTATTTCATTTAGCAGCGGCAGTAAGCAAGGTCATGCGTGGTGATTTTGCCGGTGCTTTTGATATAGCCAAAGAAAGCATTGGTGAAACAGGTCTTGCGTTTATGCCGTTTTATCTAATCGCAGCCAAAGTATTAGGGGGCATTGCCTCATTTATCTTTGCTATATTTTCCCCTTTAAGGTTACTACGTGTTGGTTTATTTGGGCTTGGATTTGGGATAGGAAAAGCCTTTAAAACGGCTAAATTTATTTTAGGTCCTATTATCGGTATTGGGAAAGTTTTTGTTGGGTTGTTTCGTGTCGGTAAGAGTACGGTTGGTGTAGTAGGTGGGTTATTTAAAAAATTAAAATCAACCTATTATATTTTGCGAGCGGTTGGATCACACCTTGGTATATTTCGTGCGATTGGTTGGGGTATTGGAAAAGGCATACTTGCTTTTGATAAATTTATTTCTCTTCTCAAATGGGGCGGACGATGGATCGGTAAGCTAGGTAAAGCCTCTTTGATGATGTCAAAAGCGATGATAAGCGGTATTTGGGCTATCAGTAAGGCGATGTGGGCGGCAATGGTTGCTAACCCGATTTTACTCGCTATTGGTTTAATTATCGCCGCTGTTGCATTGATTATCTACTATTGGGACGACATCAAAACCGTAGCATTGGAAGCCTGGGATTTTATCAGCAAAAAAGCCCAAGAGATTATTGATGATATTGGCAAGTGGTTTACCGATATGGCGGATCAGTTCGGTAAGAAATGGGATAGCATTGTCGAGAGCTTTAAAAATATCTGGAATGATGCCATTCAAACCGTCAAAAATTGGTTCTTAGGAATGATTCCGGATAGTGTGCTGAATTGGTTTAGTGATGGAGATAAGCAAATTTCAGCCTCGTTAAATGCGGCTTCTGTTAATCCGGTCACACCTGTCTTTGGGAATGTCGGTTGGGGTGGATTAGGTGTTCGTCCGAACAATAACGTTTCCAACTCTCAAAATATCCAACAAACCAACCATATCACAGTAAATGGCACAGGAAACCCTACGGCAGTAGCGAATAAAATAGGTGCGGCAGTGGGAAGTTTTAACGGGAAATTCTCGATAGGGCAGATGGAATATCAGGGGTAAAAGTGCGGTCGATTTTGACCGCATTTCTTAGGCATACCGATAGGACGAAATATGGTTTAAATCTTCATTGATGACAGCTTTTGTTTGCTCAATATCATAATGAGTTTGAAGATTTAACCAGCTTTGCGCATCCGTGCCGAAGTATGCGGCTAAACGTAATGCGGTATCGGGGGTGATTGCCCGTTTTCCTTTGATGATCTCATTAATTCTACGAGGAGGAACGGAAATCGCCTTGGCGAGTGCGTATTGGCTGATTTCTAATGGTTTTAGCCATTCTTCCAACAAGATTTCACCCGGGTGGGAAAGAGGAATGTCTCTGCTCATTTTGTTTCTCCTTAGTGGTAGTCCACAATTTCGACATCAGCGGCGTGTCCGTTTAACCAAGTAAAACAAATTCGCCACTGATCGTTAATTCTAATGCTGTATTGACCTTTGCGATCCCCCGAAAGCATTTCTAAATGATTGCCGGGTGGAACTTTTAAAAAGTTTAAATCTGTCGCAGCGTTAAGTTGTTGTAACTTTCGCATAGCGACTTTTTCAAAAGGGATAAATCTTGCTATACGCTTCCCTTCAAAAAAGGCCTTGGTGTCTTTACATGAAAAATGCGTGATCATAAATAGTAACGTTTCTCGTTAATACTGGCTCTATGATAACGCAATGCGTTACTAATGACAAGGGGTTATTAAATTGAGCATCGTCAATCTCCTGTTTTTCTCCTTTGGGGGGGAAATCAACCACTATTGGCGCATTGGAATTGGATGCGCTACTTACTGAAAGCACATCATTACGTTCTCAAATTACCGAATATCCCGTTGAAGATGGCACGGTGATTTCCGATCACATCACCAAAGAGGCGGAAACGTTGTCACTGAATGGTGTGATAACCGGTGCGGGAACATTGTTTTCGCCTAGCTTTGGCAAAGTGGAGTTATTAGTTGCCAAAGAGGCGTTGCGTGAGTTGCACAATGCAAGAGAGCTTGTCACTGTGGTGACAGGGCTTGATGTTTATTCAGATTTTGCAATTGAGAGCTTGGATATAGAGCGTAATGCTGATGATGGAGAACGGCTTAATATTTCTGCGGAATTGCGAAAAATTAAAAAGGTGCAGTTGAGAACGGAAGAAATGCCACCGGAAAAAGCCGATGGGAAAACTAAAGGAAAGGCGGGGCAAACCAAGGCGAAAACCGGTAAAGCTCAAACGAAATCGCCAAGCAATGGAGCGGGGAACAAGGTAAATAAAGCAAAAGAACCAATGAGATCAATTTCTTCTCAAAAATTAGGAGTGGGGCAATAATGTTTTCAATTCAGCTTCCGGATAAAAACGACTTTATCACCGAGGTGAACCTTGATGATGAAGTCTTTTTTTTACACTTTTCTTGGAATGATACCCTCGGGCAGTGGTTTTTAGCGATAGAAAATGCCTATAACGATGAGCTGGCATCCAGTATTGCGGTGTTACCTGAACGCCCATTAATTGAGCCGATAAGACGTGAAGATTTGCCATTGGGTGAGCTGATTGCCGTTTGTTCGGATAATTTGCCGCATATTGGACGAAATGATTTTATCAATGGTCGAGCAGAATTGATTTATCGGGGGATTGACGATGAATAATCGTTTTATGCGAGCCTATAAATTGCTCATTGGTAAGAAAAAAGCAAAAGAGGGGATTGCTATTGAGCAGCCCATGCGAATTGAGTTTGATATTACCAAAGACACTGAAAGCGATCCGAATGAAAACACCATTAAAATTTACAATCTTGCGCCTGAAACCCGTAAAGCGATTGAACAACCTGATATGAGGTGTGTTCTTTATGCAGGTTACGAAGAAGAGCATATATCATTACTTTGCTGTGGCGACATTGCTCAAGCCTATTCTTATCACGACGGGGCGGATTGGGTCACACAACTTTTTGTGCTTGATGGCTTAATTGAGGTTAGAGATACCGCAGTTTCATTGGGTTATGCCGGAGGTGTAAGTTCAAGTCAAATTGCCAATGATATTGCTGCCAAAATGGGTGTGACATTGGTGGGGGCGGATAATCTTAAAACCCGACAATGGGCGAATGGCTTTAGTTTTTATGGTGCGGCACGCATTGCGCTGAATAAAATCACTGCCGGTACAGGACTTGAATGGTCGATCCAAAACGGCGAATTGCAGATCGTCAATAAGCGTGGAGTAACAAAACGTGAAGGCTATGTGCTAGCTAAAGACAGTGGGCTTATCGGCTATCCCGAACGCACCCGTGAGGCAGCACGCAGTAAAAAGAGCGATACGCCTAAACAGAAAAAGGATGAGAAATTTTCCAATGACAGGCAGGCGAAAGACGGCTGGAATGTGAAGTCCTTACTTTTACCGATGGTGAACCCATGCGACAAAATCAAGCTGGAAAGCGAGAGTGTGAGCGGTTGGTTTCGAGTGGAAAGCATTAAGCATAACGGCGACAGTTTTAGCGGGGATTGGCAAAGTGAGCTGCATTTAATCGAATTGGGCGAAAAAACGAAAGGTGAAAAAGCAGCTGAGAAAAAAGCCAAACATCGCAAAAAGAAAAAGGCGAAGAAAAAAGATGAATGAGCTTGAAGATATTAATGTGGCATTGCCGGCAAAGGTGGTGAGCTATGATGCAGCAACGGTTCGTGTGGTCGCCAAGCCTGCCATTCCTAAGCGATTAGCGAGCGGGGAGGTATTGAGCGCACCACAAATTGTCAATGTGCCGGTGATGTTTCCCATGGCGGATATAGGTGGTGCGGTGGCACAAATTACTTTACCGGTCAGACCCGGTGACGGCTGTTTGTTGATTTTTTCCCAACGAAGTCTTGAGAATTGGTTAAGTGGCAGTTCGGATGCACCCGATGATCCACGAATGTTCGATTTATCTGATGCCTTTTGTTTTATTGGCGGTAATGCAAAATCGCCCTCAGCAGATGGTGAAAACCTTTGTATCAAATATGGTTTAGGGAGTATCAAGATTGCACCAAGTGGCGATATTACTATTAATGCGCCAAGCACCACTATTACCGCACCAACTAATACCATTAACGGCGATGTGCAAATTAACGGTGCACTTTCGACCTCTTCAACCATTACGGCGCAAGGCGAGATTGTCGGCAATGGCATTTCCCTTGGCGGCCATACCCATATGGAACAAGGGGACGGCAAGCCAACCTCTAGCGCACAATAAAGTGCGGTCTTTTTTGCCGATGTTTTTGATTAAAGGATATGAATATGTTCGATCTTAAACTCAATAGCCAACACGATCTTTTATTAAAGGAAAATCGTTTAGTGCTAACGGATGGGATGAATGCCATCGCACAACGAATCAAAATCGTGCTGCTCACCTTTGCCGGTGAGTGGTTTTTAGATATTTCACGAGGTTTACCCTATTTTGATGAAATCTTAGTAAAAAATCCTAACTCAACTCGTATTTATGCCATTTTTCGCCGCCAAATTACACGGGTGAAAGGAGTAAAACGGGTAATCAATTTAACTCTTTCAGTTGATCGCAAATCCCGTTCTTTACTCGTTGAGTTTGAGGCAGAAAGTGCCGAAGGCGTGATCAAAGACAAAATCAACATCAAGCGGAATGAATAATAGCAAGGAGTCATTATGGCAGACTATGGCGTAACCTCATCGGGCTTTGTGCGTAAACGAATGCCCGAGCAATTACAGGAACTTTATGAGCAAACCAAGCGGCAATTTGGCGTGGAGATTGATTTAACCCCTGAAACCATATTGGGCGGTTTGCTTTCCATTCAAGCGGAGCGTTTTGCCGCCCTTTGGGAATTGGCGGAAGGCGTTTACAGTGCAATGTACCCAATGAGTGCCACTGGTGTAAATTTAGATCGTGCGGTGTCATTCACCGGTGTGAAACGTTTGCAGGCGGAATATTCCCGTGTGCCGTTGATTTTTTACGGTAATCAAGGGGCGGAAATACCGGAAAACACCGCCGTGCGTAATAAATCTTCTCAAGTGTTGTATTTCACGGAAAAAACTACCACCGTTAATCCCAATGCGGTTGCCTATGCAAGGATTCAATTAACGGCAAATTTACCCAATGTCGGTGAGCAGTTTGCCGTCACTATTAATGGCAAAAAATACAGTTTTCAGGCGGAACGTTCTTCAATGGCGCATGCGGTCACCGGGCTTGCCAATCAGTTAAAAAATCTTAATTTTATTGAGGTAAAAAATGACAATGTCATCATTGAAATTTATGCCTCAACAGTTGCAACCATTAGAATTTCCGTCAGTGCAAATCTTCAACTTAGTTTGCTTGGTGCTCGGGTGATGGCAAGCACGGAAGTCCCAAGTCAAGATGAAGCCGAAATCGGTCAAGTGAATGAATTAATCAATCAACTTGATGGCATTGAGCGCGTTGAAAACCGCACGGAAGGCAGTGCAGGGCGATTGGAGGAAACCGATATTGAACTTTATCGCCGTTACCATTACAGCGTGTGGGGAAATGGTGCGGGAACCATTGACAGCCTTTATGCCAATTTAAGCCGGATTAATGGGGTGAAAGCCTTGCGTGTATATGAAAATGACACCTCAACCACACAAAACGGCGTGCCGGCTTATTCGATTTATGCCGTTGTGAAAGGCGGGTTAGATGAAGATGTCGGTAAAGCATTGCTCAAATATAAACCGCTTGGCATACGCACCCACGGTAGCACGACAGTGAGTATCAAAGACAGCCAAAATCAATCGCACTTAATCAGGTTTAGCCGTCCTCGCAAGGTGTATATTTGGGTAAAAATTGTGATCCAAACCTTTACTGATCAAGGAGAACTGGCACAAAGCGGCTACCTTGCTCAAGCGATGAAAAATGTCTTAGATTATGGAAACAATCTTGGCATTGGAAGTGATGTGATTTTACAACGTATTATCGCCCAATGTGTTTCCGTGAGCGGGGTCAATCAGGTTTCGGTGATGTTAGGGAAAACAGCCCAAATTACCGACAATGAGCCGAACTATCAAAATTCGGATATTGTGATCGCACAAGATGAAGAAGCGATTTTCGATCCGTCCATTATTACGATGAGTTAAAAATGATGACAATTCAGACCGCACTTTTACAGGATTTTGAACAAGCAGCGTGGGCAAATCAACTTGCCCAATTTCGCTATTCCCCCAATTTGCAAAAACTTTTTCGGGTGCTTTTTGAGCCCTACCAATCATTACAAAATGCATTGCGGCAAAATCTCGAACAACGGGATTTAGACACGGCAAAAGGCAAACAATTAGATGGAATTGGCGATATCGTGGGCTTGTCCCGCCCTTATATTAACCGTGATGGCGAGTGGTATTTTGGCTTTCGAGGGCAATCAAGAGGGAAAGGATTTAGCCAAGCGCCGATTCGGAATTTGGCGTTGCTTACCAATAATCAGCAGATTCAATTTATGTCTGATGAACCTTACAGGCGATTACTGAGGTGGAAGATTATCGCCAATAATTCACAAGGCACGCTTGATGATGTGATCAATGCGTGCCTTGTGCTTTTTAATGCTACTCGGGTCATCGTGCGGGAGCGTTTACCCTGTGCGGTTGAAATTCAAATTGAACGGGCATTAAAAGATCAGATTATGGCGATTGAAGAAAATCCCGCCGAGTGGATACCGGTGGGCGCAGGCATTTCAGCGACCGTCACCTTTACAAATAAGGAATAAACTATGCAATTGAAATTAATTGATTTATTGAGCTCTATCCGTTGGTCAAAAAACGGGGATTTAACGGATTTTTCCCAAACCAACTATGAAGCGGGTTGGGCGCATTTGGGCGATGATACGCCAACGGTGCAGGATTTTAATTATGTACAGGCGATGAATGACCAAAAAGACCAATGGCTTTTTGCACAAATTAATGAAGTTTTGAAAGCACAGGGAATTGAAGCGACAGAAGAAGATTTACCGGCACTAAAACGTGCGATAGAAAATTTGGTGACTGCAAAAAGCACACCCAAAACCATCACTGCAGATACGCAAAACGGTTTTGATGAAACTGGTTACACCCACAAAATAGACCGAGCAACGACAGCTAATGCCGGTATTGTGCAACTTTCAAATGACGACAACAGCGATGATGAAACCAAAGCACCGACATTAAAAGCTATAAAAAAACTCAAAGGGCTTTATGACGGATTGCGCCGTTTGTTAGATAGTTATATCCCAAACAGCAAAAAATCAAACGCA